CCGCGGTTTTTAATTTTGATCCAGGATTAGCTCTACGATGAGCAGCTACTCCTTTTTTAGTCATCCCCGCACCAGACTTAGTAGACCTGTAGTTACCTCCTTTACCCGTAGTCTTACGTATTGGTTTTTGTCTCTTTCTTTCCGCCATTATTTTTTAGCTTTTAATTTTGCTTTTTTACTTAAATTTTTAAAATGAAATAATTTTTGACTGGTTTTAGTATGTGCTTTACCTGAATGCACATCTCCATTAGGCATTTTATGCGAGCCCCCTTTATATTCAGTGCCGTCTCGTTTGTAGTGTTTTATCCCTTTAGCCATTATTTTTTCTTTTTCTTTGTTGATTTCTTTTTCGCGGGTTTAGCTGTTTTAGCAGCTTCTTTAAAAGCGCTATCTGTAGGTGCACCTTTAGCACCTTTTTTCTTCATTTTCTCGCCCCTCTTTCTTTTTGCATGTATATTTGCGTATAAACCTCTTTTAGCCATTAGTCAAAATCCTCCCTTACTATAAATTTAATAAAATCTTGTACTGTTTGTACTTTACCCGCAGAGTTTGTAAACTCAATCTCACCTTCATAAGTTCCAGCAGCAGGGAAAGCTGCCGCACTAAATACAGCAGCACAAGTACCACCGCTACCACTTGTTATGCTACAAGTTATTGTTTCAGTTATGGTAGTAGAACCTATCTCTCTTACTCTAAGTTTTACAGCTCCATTTGTAATTGGTACAGGAGCCCAAGAAGTTGAATCTTCGTCGTCTAACGCGTAACCAGATGCAGCAGCATTACTGTCCTTTAAAGAAAAATTAAGTTCTGGAAAAGTATCCCCAGTTACTAGTTTTATTGTTTCTGAATATGCCATATCTTTTTCCTAATTAATTTACCAAACTTGCCCATATACTGGAACTTGTTCTTTCCAAAACCTACTATCTACCGGACCATATTTAAATATATCGAAGATTTTATCTGAAGTTGGACCTAATATACTTGCCCCTTTTTCATATGGTCCCCCAAATGAAAAACCTGGTACTAAAGGTAATAATAATCCGAATGGACCCGCAACACCACTCCTATCAAATATTTCACGTATGTATTCATCCATAGGCATGTTATTAGTTTTTAAATATTCTTTTTCACCAAAAGCTTCTGAACCAGGAAGCACTGTCCCAAAAAACAATTTAATATATTCTCGTACTTCTAAACCTAACATTGTAAGTGGGATAATAGTTACTGCCATCATAGTTAACGGCAGAGCTGCAGCTCCTGCACCAGATTCTACATAACGATTGTGTATTTCTCTAGCCTGTCCACCAATTATAGTTTTACCATAGGCATAAAAGAAACCTTTAAGCTGCCATACTAAAGCAAAATAAGGATTACTAGCCCACATTGGTCTTTGTGCTGAATTTGGTCTAATAATAGATTCATCAACAAATTTATAAATTGCTTCAGAAACTTTAATTCCTGCGTCAGTAGTCAAATCTTGTTTGTCATCATTTAACCAAGTAAGTATTTCTTTTTCTGTAATACCTAATTCTTTTAAATATCTTTGTTTACGGGCTGGGTCCATTTCTGTGTTTTGTGCTAAAGAAATAATAAATCTACGCCCCATACCTGCAGCAAACACTCTTGTAAATTTAGTAAAATGCTCTAATAAAATAGCCCTAAAGAAAAACTCCGTACCTTTTTTAGTAACGTCATTCATGTAATCCATTTCAGATGCATTCATTAACAAGTCTGCCATAGAGTCTTGTGTTACTGCACCAACATCTAAAGCAAATTGTATAAACTCATTTCTTTTACTAGGGTCAGTAGCGTATTCTTTTAATAAACTTATACCTGTTCTAAAACTATTAAGCTCTCTGCTTCTTAAAAACGGCCCTGCTAAATCTGGAAAAGAAGCTAATACAGAAAAAGTAAGGGTAGTTATAATATTAGAAAATAACCCCCAACTATTAAATTGTCTAAATACAGGATTCATAGGGCCATCTACTTTACCTAAAATAGCTCTTATAGCTTTTCTAACTAAAGGTTGCTTACTTTTAGGTACAGATGCAATTTGTTCTTCTAAATACTTTTCTCCACCTATTTTTTCTAAAGCTAGTCTTTTACTTGCGTGCCTACCATAGCCAAGAAACGCTTGAGCAGGATGTTCAAGCAACCCCAGCTGTCTTAGAACAGACGTTGGATAACCATAGTCACGTATAATAACCTCTCCGTTTTCATCTGTTACACCTTCAACATCTGGAATTCTTCTATACGCTAGACTCCTAGATAAACTAGATTTAAAACCAAGACTAACATTACCTAAGACTTCATCTTTTTTATCAGGAGTCATAATACGTTCAAACATAGCGTCTGTTACGTCTAGTCTTAAAATTGAATCGACATACCTTTCTGCATATTGTTCTGCTGTTAATTTACGTCGTTTTACTTCGCCTTTATCGTCTCTATATTGTTCTACTAAATTTGGCTTAGCTAATTTAACTTCATTAGTTGTGGGGTCGACTTTTTGAACTAAGAAATTATTACTTTCAATTAACCCTACAGTATATTGTTCAAACAGCGCACGTTTTTCTGGGTTAGCAAACAATTCTCTTATTGAAAGGCTTCGCGTAAAGTAACTAGCAACATCACCATCACGGGTATTTGTTTGTAAAAGCCCTATATCTAAATAAGGTTTTTTAGTTTTTGGGTCTATTTGAGCTAAATATTTTTCATAGAAATCATTTGCATAAGCTCTTAGCTTTAATCCCATAGGACTTAATTTAGCTAGTTCTTTGTCACTTACTAATTCATCTTCTGCGTAGAAAAAAGCCTCTTCTTGTTCAGGTGATAATTGTAAAGATGATAATCTAAATCTATCTTTTTTAGGGTCTAACCCAAGAGTTTCGGCTAAACCATTTTGGAATTTTGCATTTAATTGTGCAGAATCTTGCCCCCAAGACAGCCCTGATGCTTCTGCTGATGCTGACTGCCCGCCCAATGCAAGCGATAATTCACGTAAACCTACTGATCTTAACATTCCTGGAGCAGTTCTAATTATACGATTAAATATTTCCATAGCCTCAGGGCTATCATTTAAAAGATCACTAACTAATTTTCCAGTCTTTTTAAATAAAGCTTTGTAAGTTTTTTTATCTGCTACTTTTTGTAAATTCTCAGATACCATTTGTAACACAAGAGTTTTTTGGTCCCATGTTAGTTGCCCTTCTACAGACCGCTCATAACCTGCAGTTCTTTTAGGTGCTGTAGTAACACTTTTTATCCACTCATCAAAAACAGGATTAGGTTTGTTAATGTCTACTCTTCTACTAAATGTAGTACTCTCAATTAAAGAATCCCAAGCTTTTACAATATTTTTAGCTAAACGTAAAAAGTAACTTCTTACAGCAGAATCTGAAGAGCTCCACTTCCTTCCATCACTTGCATATTTAATTAACCACGCAGCAGTTTGATCTGCAAACCATTCTTCAAAACCGTTTCTTCCTTCGTAAGCAAGGTTATCATTTTTTACTTTTTCAAATTCTTTCTGTAATTTTTCTTTTATACCAGGTAAAAAATGGACATCATCTAAATAGTTAAGTTGGATTACGTGCCCTAATTCATGCGCTATAACTGTTAAAGCATCTGTAGTTTGACCAAGTGTTCTAGATGGTCTATTGTTTTTATTTCTAATTTTTACAAAATAATCAGTATCCAAAACAATAACGTATTCGTTGTTAGGACTAAAAGAACCATCTTTGTTTTTTCTACCTGGTAACCTTAAAGTTACACCACCTCTAAAGTCATCGTCAAGACCGTCCTGTAGATACAGCTCCTTTTTTCTGTAAGCTTGTTCTAAAAGCGCCTGCATGTCTCTGTTGTTATTTAACGTTGTTACATCAGCTGTTTTATATTTTAAATCATTAAAAGTAATGAAATGTATATTAGCGCTCATACCAAAAAATTTAAATTTTTTAAGAACTTCTAGTAAAGGTTTAGTTAAGGAATTGTAGTCTTTCCTAAAGTAGGAGCTCATCTCTACAATATTTTCGGCTTTTCTAACATTGCTAGAAGTATAGAAAGCAGGCTTAGTATCGTTCTGCTCACGGTTTTTAGCTCTGTATTTTTGTCCTTCTAAATCTTGAGCTCCTTCTCTACTAAGTAAAGTTCTTGTTGCACTAACCACATCAGGGTCTTGTTGATCCCGTTCATCTATAGCTGTGCCTTCAAAAACAAGTTGAAAAGGTAATAACTCAGCTCCTACTTCTCTGGCTTGTGTAACTAAACTATCAATAATTAAATCAAAAGAATCCATAACAGATGGGTCAAAAGGTAATTTTGCGTTCCATCTTTTTTCATTAGCTTTAACTTTAACGTTAGCATATTTTTTAGATAAAGGTTTTTTTCTTCGTTTAGTTAACTGGTCTACGGTAGGTTTTCTTAGCCTGCCTATTTTTTGTTCTTTTGTTCTCGTGTCTAGTTTTTCTGGTATTAGACTAGCTTCTGTAGAAAACTCAGTAGCTGGTATAAGTTGTAGTTGCCCGTTATTACGTCTAGATTTTACAGGAGACTCAGTTGTAAAAATTAAAAAATTATCGTCTTGTAGCTCAACATCTTGTCTAGTCTTTAAAGCTATTTCGGTTTCAATTTCTTTTCTAAGTTCATCTGACTCTATTTGACCTTCGCCTTTAAGTCTTGCTACAGCTTCTGCATCAACTATAGCGTTTATTAACATGCCAGTAGCTGCAGCGTAGTCATCAAAAGTTTTACCATTATTCCTAGCATGGCGACTTATAAATTCGCCTAGAGTCATAGTAAAAGTACCTTTTTTATAAAATTGTGCTGGTGAAGTTCTTATATCTTTTTGAGACATATCAGAAAAAGAGACTACCTCTATTTTGTTACCTCTTTTAACATTCGCAAAAAAGTCGTACTGTATTTCACTTCCAATACCTAAAACCATTTCAAAAGCTCTGAATGATTGTTTTTGGTCCCCTTCTACATATGCGCCTTCTGCAGTAACTATTTTTTTAGCGTCCCAGATTAAACCAACCATGTTTATAGGTTTAGGGGCATCATCTTTACCACGTCTTTGTACAAAAAAACCTTTTGACCTAAAATCTTGATCAGAAGCCATATTTTTTGCTACAGAATCAATAAGGAATTTTTTAGGTGTAACTAAATTTTCTTCTTGCCCTTCGGGAGCAGTATTTATAAGAACTTCTTCTAAGGGTCGTCTAGATTTAATTAAAAATTCAGTTCTTTCTAAACCTAAACCTATAGACTTTGCTATCTCATAGTTTTTTGAAAAGAAATCAAAAAGATCAAAAAAAGTATTCCCTACTCGCTCTTTATATTTTTTATTACTAACTTCTCTTCGAGTTCTAGTTACAATTTCGTATTCAGCAGATGGATTCTGTACCATTAACATTCTTAGAGTATTTAAAAAAGATGCTGGAAAACCAAGACCCACTTCGGATAACCCAAAACTTTTTCTAGAAAATTCTACTCTACCTTCAATATCGCCGCTTAAATCATATTGTTCTAAGAGTTGTCTTTCGGCTTCAGCAATCTCAGCAATTTTTTCTGGTGTAGAGAATTCAGTTTTTGCATCGTAAACAAGCCATCCTACAGCGTTTTGATTTCTAGTATTCCGTTGCCCAAATACTATTTCTCTATTTTGTTCTTGTACAGTTATAGCTTCAGATTGAGCCGTAGCTTCTGCAACTTCGTCTTCTGTTAAATCTGTTTGAGTATCTTGTAAGTTTGTATTTGTTTCTTCTTGTGTTCTTAGCTCTTCTCTTCCTGGTCGTGTATCTGCTTGGTTTTGTAAATTTTCTGTTGTTTCACCTGCAAACCTAGATTGCGTTTTTCCTGTTTCTTCTCTTGTTGCTTCGTTACTTTCTCTAATAGCTTTTACAATTTTTTTAATTGGGATTTCGCTTTTAGGTGTCCCTAATTTATTAGATAGCTCATCATAATAAGCATTAAGAATAGTTTTTATTCTTTTATCTATTTCTTCTCTAAAAGCCCCTTCTGGAGTTAAACCTCTTAACTGTACAAGCACATCATAGTTATCAGAATGTCTTTCTAAAATTTTAGCTGCGTCTTCGGGCGAAGATTCACCAAAAGCTTCTATTGTTTGTGCTACTTGTAGATCGTATTCATCAATAACTCTTTCTTTTCTGTCTTCTGTTACTTCTTCTAAAGATAGAGGGCCTTGTACTTGTAAGCCAGGTTCGTTTTTAAAAGCTTGTTGTAATTTTTCTTTTACAGCTGGAGCATTAAACTCAGTAGTAGTTTCAGAATGAATTTCTCTACCTTCAGCTGTTTCTACTAAAATAACTCTGTCATGTGTAGCATTTTGTGGTTCCGAATAGCCTAGAGCAGCTGCTTTAGATTCTAAACTAGCTTTATCTTCGACAACTTCGTTAACTGTGGCTTGATCTAAAGCTACAATAGTTCCTTCATTTTCTACTGTACCAACGAAAAAATCTAATTGTTCCCCTAGAGCACTAGAGATTTGTGATTTAGTAAGAGTAGGACTATTCTTGTTTAACCATACAGCTTTTTTAGGATTTTTCCCACTCGCCATAGTTTTTAATTGCGCTATTAAATCTCCACTAGACTCTGGAACTTGTTCAGTTATTTTAGTACTATTAATACCATCTTTCCCTCTAGGGGCGTTCTCCAATTCTGGGAAACCAAAATCTGCAGGAGTTCTAGTATCTAATTCAGTAGCAGGAATTTTAGTACCTTTCTGCTTCTGCATGAATTTTTCAACTTTATTAAAATCTCTTTGGTCTGATGTAGTAGTAGGTTCATCTTGTTCTGTTGTTGATTCTCCAATTGCATCTAATACTAAACTTTTAGTTTTTTCCATTGTTGAGTTTGTAGCATCGATTGCGCTTGCTACGGCTTGTGTAGTTCCTCTACCTGCACCACCAATTACACCCCCACCAAAAAAACCTTTAAAGACAGATTCTAATGCTTCTAACTTTGCTTGTTCTGTTGTGTAATCTTCATCGATTGCAAACTTTTGGGCTATTGTCATAGATTGTTGTAAGCCTTCAGCTGTGCCTTCAGACACAGCACCGCCAGCAAACCCGACTGTTGCACCTTTACTAAAACCTGTCCCTAATTCTTTAGCTAAAGTAGCAAAACCTGAACCTTTAGGTGCAGTTTTAGCTTTTTTTGCTGCGATCTTTTGTAAACTTTTTAGAAAAGGGCTTACTACTAAACTTGTTCCAATTAACTCTGAACCAATGCCCACAGCTGCATAAGGACCAAAACCAACTGCAGCACTAATAGCTGCTTCCCTATCGTCTAGCATATCTTGACGAGCAAACTCTCCGTAAGTTGTACCGGTACCTTGAATACCTTCTTGTGAGTACGCGCCTGCCAAACCACCTACCCTAGTTGCACGACTTAACCCCGGAGCCCCTTTTAATGCTTGTAAAATAGTATAACCATCTGCAGTAAGATCATTCCAAGCATCTGTTTTTGTTTCTAATCTTTTAGCTCGTTTTTCAAAAGCTTCTCTTATTATTTTTTTAGCGCCTGTTTTAGCAGTGCTGGATAGAGCCATATTACCTACACCTGCTAAAGCACCATAACCTACCCCACCTGTAGCAGCTCCTAATAATGCCATCCCTACACTAGCAATTGCAGAAGGTAAAAACTCTCCTGTACTAAGTACTAATTGGTCTATAAAACCTTGAGCATCAGGTGCTTCTAAAAATTCTTCAAATTCAGGAAGTCCTGCAAGATATTCTGAAGCAACTCGTTCTCTTCTTTGAGCTTTATACAGAGCTTGATCTCTTTCGTAAGTATCACCCGTTAGTTGTTGAAAAGCAGCGTCAGCATAATTTATACCTGCATCAAGTCCTGCTGCACCTGATCTAACACCGGCTTCAAACATTTCACCACGTGTTGCTTTTTTCTTTTCAATAGGTGTATTGTAAGAACCTTCTAAAGACTCTAGAAGGGCATCGTAGTTGTCCCTATCTATAGCCATAGATTACTGCCCCCTTTCGTTGGCTATTTGTTGTAAACTTCTTTGTAACTTAGGGTCTGTAAGAATAGAATAAAAAACTTGAGAAGAACCATCCCCAATTAAATTTCTCATATTTAATTTAGTAAAATATTGTTCATTACCTAAATCAAGATCGCCATTATCTGCAACATCTTTTATCCTAAAAAAAGAACCTTGAGCTTCTAAATCGGACTCTCCCATTTCTGGTTCCCCAAAAAGAACTTCTGTAATCCCAGTCCAAAAACCTACGTCTCTACTTTTATAAGCTTGAACTTTTGCTAAGAAAACAACAGCATCTTTATAGGTATCTATTGCTTCGTAATCAGAAGGATCGGCTGTTCCTGCTCTAATATTTCTAGAAGCTCTCTTTGCATCTGCAGCAAGCTTTCCAATTTCTGATCTAATTTTAGCGTTATTGGGACCTTTTGTAGGACTATTAGGGGCACTTACACTGTTACCGTCATTATCTGTGAATAAATACTCTTTTATTTTTCCTATACTTGTTTGGTATTTTTCTGATCTATTTTCAATAGCCGTTTTAAAAGTGTTAGCAAATTTTTCCTCGTCTAACGTAATTTTTCTTAATTTTATGTCTAACTCTTCGATTTTTTCTGGCGTTAGCTCCATATCGCCTGTCATGATACCGCCCCAAATTTGGGAGTAAACAGTTGCTGCATTATCAGCAATTTTTGTTATATCAGTAGTGCCTAACCTTCGCCCTTCTGTTACAGCTACTTGTCTAGCAAGAGCTAAACCTACAACTCTCTGCTCGCTAGTTTTTATTTTATCGTTTACAGCAAGTTCAGCTAGGCTTGATATATTATATTTTTTAAGAATCTTATTTAACCTTTCTTGTTTTACAGTTTCTAACTGTTCGTCGGTTGCACCTTCTTCTAATTCTTTTAAGAACGCTTCTTTTAATTCTTTAGCATCTTGTAAAACTACTTCGGGTTCGGGTATAGTGCCTTTTTTATTTGCAGGGCCTAATTCAGAATCAACAGCTGATTCTTCAAGAATACGACCTTTAAAATTGTCTATTTGTTCTTTTAATTTAGGTATCGTGTTATTTTTTAATGCTTTATATGAATTGCTTTCGGGGCCAAATTTTTCTAAACGCGCTTCTGCTTGTTCTAATCTCTTTTGCGTACCCTCAATTTGTCGAGCTACTTTCCTATTAGAATAATTTTTAACTTGTTTTGTAAAGAACCCACCTTCTCCTTCAGGATAAGGTTCAGACCCCGTGCCAGTCCTCGAGGCTTTTCTTTTATCTGTAGTTGAAGGAGCTGGAGCAGCTTCTTCCGTAGTTTTAGACGCTAAAATTGCTGACTCTTCTTGTTTTGCTTCTTCATAATCAGAAAGCAGCATAGTCTTTTCTTCTCGGCTTAACTGAGGATTTCTTAGTTCAGCTAATATTGCATTGTCACGTTGTTTTTGCTGGCGTTCTGTGTTTTCTTGACCTGTTACATTTTGTGCTAGCTGAGACCTTGTTACAGAAGTAGGATCAAGATCGTTGTTTAAATCAAGCAACGCAAGACTAGACATACTTTTTGAAAAACCGGGTCTAACTATTACAACGGGGTCATCTGCATCAGAAGTACCTCGTAATGTTAACTCTTTGATACCATTTCCTGTATCTGTTGTTGGTACAGCAGTATTTTCATCTAGTTGTACTTCACCAGCATATCTACCTTGTTTATCACCATCGAATTTTAAAGTTTGTTCGAATGCTGGACTTAAATTAATAATCCTTTTTCTGTATTCATTTATTACAGGGCTGTCTTCATTAAATCTTGGTCCTTCTGAAAACAAACCAGTTTGTGGGTCTCTAATTAAATACCCTATCTCAGAGGTTGATGCAGCAGATAATTCAGCGCTTAAATCTATTAGCCTATTATTTTCTTTTTTAGCTGCCCTAGCGTCTCTGTTTTTTATTTGGGCCCCTATTAAACCAGCGCCTTGTCTTAAACCTATTTCAAATGGATTTGATGACATTATAATGCCTCGTAGTTAACCATGTAATAGCCACTTTGGTCTAATGAAACGGCTTCTGGTTTTATTAATAAAATTTCTTGGGCAAGTACACCAAACGGTTCGGACATAATACCTAACGTTGTAGCTATGTTATTCCATTCCCATTTATAGATGTTATACACGCCTTCTTTTTCTACAAGTTGTATGTTCTCTTTTAATCTTTCATCAGAGAAAATAGCTAAAGTAGCAAGTGTGCCAATAGCCCCAATATTAGTAGCTCGAGCTTGTGCTTTACTTTGATTGTATCCAGCTTCTCTATTACCTTCCGCACTAGCACTACTTCCTAACAAACTCATACCAGTATTCTTTCTAGCTACACCTGAATTAAGAACTAAACCAAGATTGTTTAAATTTTTCTGCATTTGATCTCTACGTGCAAAATTTAAAGCACTTGTAGTTGTAAGCTGCCCTGTTCTTTGTTGTTCTCTTCCAAGTTCTTGTCTTTGTGCAGGTGTTAGATCAGCACCGTAACGTTCTATATTTCTTTGTGTAATACCTTCAGCTACTTCTGTAGCTCTTCTAGCGTCTTCAGGGGCTGCATCAATTAAAGACGTATCACTTGTAGCTAACTTCAAAGCTTCATCTTCTACAGGAGCGTATGTGTCTAAATATTTTTGATAATCATCCCTAGTTATAGTAGCTAAACTAGACCTAGCATTGCCAAAAGTATTATTACCCTGATAAGGTGTGCCAGGATTAGCACTCATTTTCATTTCAACCATTTGGTTTTTCATATTACTTAACACACTCATTAGTCTTTAGTGAATATTGATTCGCCATCAGCTGCAATATACCCACCTGTTAATGTACCTAGAGCCCCTCCGACCGCACTATATTGGGTTTGTTTATTACGCATATTAGACATAGTATTACCAGCAGCTAATTTACTAAGGGTAGATAAACCTTTTAAAGAATTAGTGTTTTTGCCACCAGTATCTACAATTGCTTTTCTGTATTTAAATTGTTCATCTAATGCAGCTCCTCTAGCCCTTCTTTTAGAGTCAAACATATTCCTAACATTATTACTAAACTGAGTAAAATCCCCATCTAGTGACCCTATATTTGGTGTAGTATCTCTAGCTTGTGCATTATCTGCAGCTGAAATATCTGAATAATATTGAGTTTGATCTGTACCCAATTTCTTTTTTAACTCTGCAACACCAGCATCCATTAATTTGTCCCCACGCGCGGACATAGACTGTCCAATACGTTGTTCCATTAATTCTTCTGGAGAAGCTTGTGCTTTACTTTTTTTAGGTTTTTTTGCCATTACATATCCTTTCTATAAACATAACTAACTAACTTGTAACCATACTCTGGAGCAACTTTACTCCAACCTTTTCTACTTGTTTGAAACTCAATATTATCTGCTTGTAATTGTTCTGCAAGCTTTTCCAATAAATCAAACCCATTTTTTGTATATTCATATTTTGGGTTTTGGTAAGCTGCCCAAACATATAAAGTAGGTCCACTACCATAATTTTCTTGTGTGGTAACAACCACAAACCCAAATTTCTCATTTCCTTCATATCCAATATACAAATCTGCATCTTTGTTTTTTAAAGCTTCATATACATCCGATGGTGTCCAATCGGAATAGCTTTTTTCAATTATGTATTCTAATTTTTCCTCAATATATTCATAAACAAATTGTAAGTCATCTACATGTATCTTACTAAAATCTCCTTGCATCTATCCTTTCTCCGAGCCATACCTCCGATACCTTCTTGAAGCTGATCCCCCTACTCCAGAATATCTAACGGTTCTGCCAATTCCTATATCAGCTCTTCTAGCTTTTATTTCAGCTTCTTGAACTGTATTAGCAAATAACCCTGCATAATCTCTAGCTGCATTTGGGTCGGTCCAATCTCTAGCAGGCATTCTTAATAATCTATACAAGGCCCCAAAAATAATACCATCTCTGTAGTCATCTGCAATTTCTGTAGCAATATTATTAGATGACCTAGAAGGTTTTAAAGATACATTTAAAATAACTCCATTAGTTAAATTTGTATCAGGTATAGGTACTACCCAAAATAAATCGGGTGACTGTTGCATAAAGAATTCAGGCGTTGCTAAATTACTAGCTTCTCTCCATTTAGGTTTTCTATTTTCTAAACCTCTAGGAGTTATGGCTTCTAAATCTTTTCCGTTGTATATAGCCCAAATAATTTTGTCTACTTTAGTACCAGCAGGTTGCCCAAATTCGTACTCAAATATACCTGCTACTGTGCTTATAGGGTCTAACTCTTTAGTGAATACCGCAGCTTTTTCACAAAGTTCAATTGATGAAGATCGTAATGCATTCTCTACAACCGTGTCTGGGCACCCAGGCACGTAAGGTAATACATCTTTCATAAAGGATTCAAAACTAGCCATTACTCATTATTTGTATATTGGGTTTAATTAAAGCATCAATTTGCGCTTTGCCAGTTACACTGACAGTAAACAATTGATAGTGTGTTCCAGCTCTTTGTGCATTTCCTGCATGTTCAGAGTCTTTTAAAAAAGCTCTAAATAAAGTGTAGTCTATAAGAGCATTAGAATAATTATCTGGTACTGCTATTGTTGCAGAAGTATTGGCTAAATCTGTTGGTCTTTTAGAATAAATAATTTCAACAAATGTACTTGTAGAAGAAGCACCTGGATAAACATAATAGTTTAAAGGGCTGTCTTCATTAAACATAAAATGTTTAACTGTTGTACTATGAGTAGCATCTCCTGTAACTGTAGGGTTATGCCAATCAGGATTTTGTGTATCTATAATATCTTTAGACACTAACCTAATAGTTCTTTTACCTGTAGCACTGCTACCAGCTGCTGACATATTACGCACTACATCAATTAATTTTAATCCATCATCAGGTAGTGTTTGTTTTGTACCCACTACCAATGCAAGATTAGTATGTGTAGCAGTGGCGGAAGGAGCAAGATTAGCAATCTCCCTCTGCCCATCATTAATGTAGCTTAACAACTCGGCTTCAGTCCATCTTACATTTGAAGTGTCCTGTAATATACTTTCTACTCTAGCTAGTATGTTTGCGCCGGTTGTTACTGATGCCATTAATCTTCTTCTCTATCTACTATCATCTCTGCCCAAACTTCATCCCTTTCGTCTGCGCTAATTTGTTCCCCAAACACTGTTTTAATTACAGACTGTTTAGGTAACCCTTCAGAAGTAAAACTTTTAGGTGACCCTTCATCTAAAATCTGCTCCATTGCAGCTCTTAATTTTTCTTCTCTATCTGTTTCTTGCGTTTCAAGCTCTCCTGGTATTTCAACCTCTGCTTGATCCTCACCGTTTTCGGTATCATGTTCATTACTCATCTCCACTACTACTGCGTCTTCAACAATTTCTTCTTCTCTAGCTAGTAAAGAAGGATTCCTAAGAGGTGAATCTTCAAGTCTTCTAGCGCCTTCTGTTAATGCTAATAAACCTAAATCATCCCCAACTTCTTTTACTTGACCAGCATATAATCTAATAGATGCCCCCCAAGTTGATGATATATACATATCTTCGTCTGCTATTATTTTCATAATTACTCCTAAATTAAAAAATAAAGGAGAGCCACCCAAAGATGGCTCCCACTTTAATTAAGACTCGATTATGCGTAAGCAACATCTAATCTAATTACACCAAAGTCTTCAACAGAACCGTTGATGTCACTTTGATATTTTGGTTTTCTAAGGCCAAAAATCTTGCCAATAGAGATACCATTTTGGTTACCATAGTCGAAGTTGTCTTCAACCATTTCTGGTAAACCAATATCAGCCATAGCAAGAGCTTGAGCACCTGCAAAGATACAAGCTGAACCATTAATGTTGGCGTCAGCGCCCCATTTATAGCCCGCAGAACCAGCATTACTTGATGCACCAGAAGTAGCTCCTGAAGTATCAAATACATGTCTGAATTCATGTACCATTACACCGTCAACCATTAAACTAGAAGAACCAGCAAACAAGCTTGATTGTGGTCCTCTTATTCCAGCATTTCTAACGTTAGCTAAAAAGTCTGAATCAAGTTTAAGGTCAGCCATTACTTGTGGAGTTACGAAAAGATGGAATATCTCGTCGTTGCCTGAACCTCTGACACCACGGATGTAGTTATCTTTAGCGTAAGCTTTTAAATCCACAATAGCAGCATAAGTTAGTTTATCAGCTGCAGCAGTTGCAGTAATATCACCAGCTACGATACCGCTAGTCGCATCAAATCTTCTATGTCTATTAGACGTAGGCGCTGAAACATCGCTAGCAAAAGCGAGATCACCTAGATTTTGACCTGAAGTGTAAACAGGTCTTAATGCACCATTGTTTTTATTCGTGAACGCAATCCCAGAAAGCGTTAAAAACGCTAATTGGTCTATTCTATCAGCTATTGCGTAAGCAAGAGCATCTCTAGAATGTTCACGGAAATTAACAACAGATTTTTGATCAGCTAGTCTTCCTGCAAGTCTGTTAGCAAACCTGAGTTGATCTAGTTGAACAGTTATGTCGAATGCACGCAATGACTCTTCATTACCTTCTAGAGTATTATCTCCAGTAATACCATCACCTGTCATATCGGCTAGAAGTGTTAACACAGCTCTAGCTCCTTTTTCAGATTTAGTAAGTTCGCTTATTCTTTGGACCATAGCATTGGACCCAGAACCAGCAAATTGGTTGATGAAAGACATATTACGAGCAACGCGCCAGAAATCACGTGACCAAGCCGTTAGTTGTTCGGAGGTCAGTGACGCAAAATTAGTATTAGCCATTATAGCTTCTCCTATATTAAGTTATTTAAACGTTACTATTACCTGCCAACTTATTGGGGTGACAAAATTAACCCGTATACCTCGTGTCGTGAGGGGACGACTTCGCCACTTTTACGAGAGCGACCTCGAACCGTTTTACGTCTTGATAGACGAAATACGTTGTTTAACCTGTAACGATCAGGGCCAGATGTCGTTCTGACTTAACGAATTCTTATATACTATATCAGTGTTTATCCAAAGTCACCACGTAATCTACGTAAAGTTTCTACAGGTAACGCATTGAACTCATCTTCTGATAAAGCATCTACATCTAATGTTCCTTCTCCTCTTTCAGCATTGCCTTGTCCTTTTAACTCAGGTGGCTGTGCTTGAGA